CTTGGGTACTTGATTCTGAATTCGTTGTTCTTCTCAATGTCTGCTGTGAGTTTCTGTTCTGCGTGTTCTAGATCTTTTGTCAGTGATGCATTTTTCATTTCCAACAGTGTAAGTCTCTCCACTAGTCCAAAATATCCCCAAACCCCAACCGCGACTGCGGCCAAGATGGAAAGTAAATTCCGCATGGGCATTGAAATTGATGTGCTATCACTGATCTTCATTATATGAGTATTTATTGGGAATTACCAGTATCTTCGTAGTACTTCTTGTATTCTTCAAGTAGATTGTTGGTTTCCTGCAGTTTTTGCCTGATCTGGGCAAAGTTTCTAGCAAGTACTTGGTAGTCCTTGTCCGTCAATCCAAACAGCACAGGATCTATGCCTGCCGCTTCTAGTTTGGCAAACACTTCTTCTGCGTTCTCACTAGTGATTATAATCCATTTTAGTTCTTCCAACTGTAATGCTGTCGGCATTGGATAATCAAGTTTTTCTCTTGGTTGCTCCACAGAGAATATTTTAATCTTCTTTTCGCCACCTATACTACAACCTGTCAGTGCTAATATCAAAAGCACTAGAATCACGCCTTTGAAGAAACTTACCCAGTATGTTCCATAGTGAGACATCTTCATTGCCTGCCTCCATTTCTCGCACCATGCCTTGTGCCAATTAATAATTTTATTCATAATGTACATAGTTCGGATTTGCCAAACTCGGGCATTCCGGATTTATCTCTGATTTCTTTGTTGCTTTTAATTCTGCTTCCGTGTGTTCCGCACCAGAGGCCAGCTCGATACATCTCGCGGCGTTCTTGCCACCTTTGTTGATTATTCTTTCTATTGATTTGGTTCTGTCTATGGCCAGTTTGCCGATGTCTCTGTTTTTCTTTGTGAAACGTTTGTCGAGGTCTTGTAAATCTTTTTTGAAGGTGTTGATCAACACATTAAGTTTTTTATTACTTTCTAGTATTGCTGTGAAGTCTTCTTTTTGTTGCTCCAACACTTTGTTCTGTTCAGTGATAGCAGTTTCCAATTGTATTTGGTTTGCTTTGAGCGTGGCGTTGTCTGCCCGTAGTTTCATCACGTACATGCCCGCACCGGCAATACCAGTGATCAGCATTATGGCTATAGCCATTTTTATTGTAGAAAACATAATAGTAGTATTTATTGGATTAGAAGTAGTCTTGCCTAGAACCTTTACGCTTGGTGTCTAGTGTGACACAGTGGAACCCGCCTGCTAGTGCTTTGGCATGTCTCATTTCTAGTCCTATGGTCTCGATACCGTATTTGTCCAGTGTCTTTCGTAGATTTGTTTGATTTTTATCACAAATAACCAGTTCTTCATTAATACTGAAAAAGTTTAAACCTATGTAAGGCGAGGTAGTAGTAACTCCGTTTGGTAATGAACAACCAACATCAACTATTTGATCTCCTGGAAAATATATCTTTTCCCATTTTTCAAATATCTTAGGGTACCTATTTGGATTCAAACGATCTCCATTGAACAACACCAGCCCTGGACGTAATGGTAAGACTGTGCTGTCAAAATGGGCGAATGCGTAGAACTTATCTGCCATGTGTATCCTATAACCCCTTGGTTCCAATATGCTTTTCAACCATTTGGCACCCAGTTCTGTTCCTGAGTTACTGACCTGGAACAGCAGATCATTTCCTAGTCTCACTATATTTGGCGAATCAAAAACTATCTCGAGATTACGTGTAGTAGGATTATCAAGATCTTCTGTCTGAAAGATTTCATCAAGCAATCTTGGTTTTGGTGCGGCAATCCATTCCGTGCCATTTTCCATGGCTTCATAAAGAAAGTCATTGTATGCACGTGTTTCATAATATCTACTCCTCATAGGAGACGGACAGTCTATTATAAGATTGTCCAAGGGTAGCAAAAGGTCTCGACATGAATAGGTCTGATAACCAGTTGTCTGCCAGTCGGGGGTGCTGAATGTTTTAGAGAGATCCTGTGGCACGGGTCTCCTTACCTTAACTCCCAGTCCTTTTAATGTGTCTGCCAGCACGTCAAGATCCTCGTTTGACTCGTCTATAATCCTTTGATCAATGGGACCTGCAAGATCCTTAATGTCATCATATTTTTCTGTGGTGAAAGTAAAAGAATGTGTACAACGGTCTATAGGAGGAAACCTGGCGTTTGTCGCTATTCCGACGAAACACTCTTCCAGCGGATCCCAATCATTGTGTGATGAAACTGTCATGCAATTATTTAATTGGGGATATAATATTGGAAATATTTTTTGATTTTTTCTACATCTTTGATTGTTTTCATTACGAGAAATTCGTTTGCGAAAACCATCACAACATCTTTGTCAATGGCCTTATTGATCAGTTTGTTTCTTCTTTCAACAGAATCAGGAAGACTGTAAATGCTATTCATTATTATACCAGAGGGTTGTTGATCTATGTAGTGTTCTAGTATGGGCATCCAGTGTAAATGTTCATTCTCAAATTGATATCCTGCATGATCTATATTATTATTTTCACAAAATCTATCAATTATACTTCTTTGATAGTTTATAGGAATTTTTTTATCAAACTTCGTATTATTTCCAACATAAGAAATATATCTACCTTCTGGTAACTTTTCTGTTTTGTTGTAATCTCCCGGTAGTTTGAAAAAACCTCCCGGTAGTCTCCTTCCATGCGGCAACCCTTTGGGTAAAAGATGCCAATCGATTGCAAGTCTTGTTTGACCTGTTGTGTTGTTTACGTTGCCATGTAAATGTTCTTGATGAAAAAGATGTGCCTGTCCCGGTTCAAGTTCCACAGGCCTTGCCTCCTCCATACACAGTTCTTCGAACTGTTCTTGTGTGAGGCAATTTTCTATCGTTTCTTTGCATATATGTTTACTTTCATCATGGTCGACCACGTACATAGAATTAGTGTCATATGCCGGTGTGAGAGGCATCCATATTGTCCTCATTCCTGTTCCGTTGTTATACCACACACCCTGGTGGAATGGTAGTCTACGATGTTTTTTGGCTTGATCTGGCATCACTAGGTTTAAAGTGGGTTGTCTTTTTATAAGGTATTGGTCGGTGCCTATCAAAGTCTCTCCATATTCTTTGGCGAATTCTTCAAACTTTTTTTGATAGTGCAAATCTAGAAAGGATCTTTGTACATGATCACAGACTTTTGTGGCCTGCTCGGGGGAGATTAATTTGTGCATTTTTGAAAGATCGTCAACTGCTGGATGTAGTTCTCTAATTGTATCTCTGATCCATGAATGCCAAGGATATTTGACTAGGTCATAATCTAGTGTATTATTTTGCCAATTATCAAGCATCCATTCTTCCGTCCCACACTCGGCTGAAACACAATCTTGCTGTGTCATCTAGTCTTTTGTACTCAGGGTATTTGTTTTTTTCATCGAGGCCAAATATTACACACTGAGAAGGTGTGAGGTCCATGTCGTTACAGAACTGTTTTTGTTTTGCAAGGTACTTTTTATAGATGTAATCTGCCGGAAATTCATCCATGAGTTGTTTTGCTACATAGCAATTCTGTAGATTGATGTAGTTGTAACCGTCCTCGTTGATCACATATAATTGATCCTCAAATTTTTTCTTTTGTAACCTTATTCCAACACGATTGAGCTCTACGGGAAAGGTCTTGGATAGACTACTGGTCACATACTCTATGCAAGGATGGTCGAGATTTATTTCTAACCCAGTCGCAATGTTCAAATATGCCATGTCTATCAACACAGGCACTGATTTTTCATCGCAATTGATCAATATACTCTCTAGGTTGTCAGGCACATTTCCAGTTTGGGCAAATGGAACACTGATTATCAATACGTCACCTTCTTTGATCTCGTCGTCGTCCAACCAGGCAAAGTTGTTACCGTACCATAATTTTTGCATCATTGAATGATAGAAGTAATCACCTTTCTTTATCCTAAGTCTTTTGGCATTCCTGTATCTTATGTAGAACTGTGAGAATGACTCCGTTGTCCCGTGTGTGTAACAGATTTGATCATATTGCTGATGGCCATTTACATTATGGGTGGAAAACATCCATTCCTTGAACTTGTTGAAATAGTCTTTCTTGACCTGATCAGGATCTAAAGACCTCTCATCACTGATGAATTTTTTAATGGCATCATTTTTCGCTGTGACTGTCTGCTCGTCATATATGCTGTATGCTCCACCAAAGGGTTTCTTTTTGAGATTTTTAATGCCGGTGTGGACCATGAAAATATTTATTGAGCACTACGCACCTATAAATATTTTGATGAAACTATTCCTTACTGGGTCTTCGGGGTTCCTAGGACAACATATCACAAAAGACTTAGAACACTCATACGAGATATATCACATGACCAGTGATCTCAAGGACCACAAAGCAGTCAACGAGGAACTTTTACAGGCCAATCCTGATTACATAATGCATCTGGGTGCCAGGACAGAAGTTGGTAAAAGTTTTGCAGAACAAGTGGAGTTCAGTCATGTCAACTACACAGGCTCTGTGAACCTTATTGAAAATGCAACGGGACTCAAAAACCTTAAAAACTTTATATTTGCAAGTACAATGGAAGTGTACGGATGGCAACCGATATCGGATGAAATTGAAAAAAATGGTCAACCGTCAGAGAATGTAGTGTTTGACGAACACACACCTCCCAATCCAAATGCACCGTATGCCGTTGCAAAGTATGGTGTGGAGAAATATCTACAGTATGCTAACAGATCGCTTGGATTACCGTTCACGGCACTGAGGCAAACCAATGCCTATGGAAGGACGGACAATGACTATTTTGTAACCGAACAAATTGTCACGCAGATGTTGAAAAAACAGGATGTGATCAATCTAGGCTATGCCAAGCCGTACAGGAATTTCATATATGTGACTGATGTGATAGATGCATGGAGAGAAGTTTTAGTCAACAGTGACAAGTGTAATGATGGAAAAATATTCACTATCGGCCCTAATAATCCAATACAGATAAAAGAATTTGTTAAGTTCATCGCAGACAAGATAGGATGGGATGGAGAGGTACAGTGGGATACCAAAGAACACCGGCCAGGAGAAATTTATTGGCTGAATTCCGACAGCGAACTAATAGAAAAAACTATTGGCTGGAAACCAAAAATATCTTTGTCCGAAGGTATAGACAAAACAATAGATATCTGGACCAAGGAATATGCTAGATAGACTTCAGCAACATTGGGATAACAACACTCTAAATTATGATTTGAAAAAATATAATTTCAGAGAATGGGCGATCAAAGTCATACAAGAAAAATTTCCCGAAGTTATTGAACTAGAACAAATACACAACACCCTTGCACCAAACGAAATAGTAAAACTACAGATGCATGTACAGAATGCATGTTCTCGCAAAGATTTCATGCAGTTATTTGATGCATTTGTGGAAGAATATATTCCGCCAAAGATTGAAAATAAAAAATACATGATCCAGAGACAAGGAACCTTACGAGTAGTGATCCCACAACAGGCAAAAGCAGGAAGAAGGCTTCATTTTCATCAGGGTGTATTTGTTGGAAATGGTCGAGGGTGCAGGACAATATGGACACCGTTGACCAAAGCAGAAAAAACAAACACCATGTGGATAATAAATTTTGAAAAAAGTCGTGAAATCACTAAACAGTTTCTTGAGGGAAAATGGACTCTGGATAAATTTGAAGATATCTGTCTAAAAAATGCCTGGCCTGTGGAGTTGCATCCTGGCCAAAGTCATTTGTTTTTCCAAGAACACTTGCATGGTAATGTCAACAACGAAGAAGACTATACAAGAGTCAGCATTGATATGCGTATAATGATAGAAGGTGAGGAATTTGGCAGGAGGCTTCCTGGAGGGTTCGTTAGGATGCCTGGAGATCATAAAGCAGATGAGAGTTTTAATTATGCAGATAAAAATTTCATAACCTATGCTGGATGGTCTAGTAATTTCAGTAGACACATACCCTTGCCAATGCAAAGGGCCACTATTGAAAAATACTGTGAGAGATTTAATATTAAATATTCCAGTTATGAATTTGAAAATGAACATTGCGATTGGCAACCAGCATTAGAACATTACATAAAGCAGAAACCAAACGGTATAGTGCTTTGTAGTATGTACAGTATCACAGATGATGCAAACAGACGTAACGAGTTACTCGAGTTGGCACTAGAAAACAATGTAGAATTACATTTTGCAAATGAACTTTGTTTCTTGAAAACCAGACAAGACCTGGACCAAATAAATGCTTACATGAACTTTGCAGTTGAGAAAAAAGGTAAACACTCGTGGGAAAAATATTAAGACAAATAGATCTAGAGTTCGATTACTCCATGTTCCTGCAAGAGAGGCATGACGAGGAATGGTCAGTGTTGCCTTACTACAAACGGATAGAATCAGAACCACTTCCTGAGACATTTACAGAAAACAACACACTAATAAACCAGATATTCTGGAACAAAGATAAAGTTGACTTTAATAAAATAGGACATGCGTTAGGAATGGAAGTATTCACGGTTGCCACAATAAAGCAGATGCCGGGAAATATATTGCCATGGCACAGTGACAATTTTTACAAGATCAATCAAGCACATCCTAACGTAGACAAAGAAAAAATTGTTCGGGCCAATGTGTTCATAGAAGACTGGAAAATAGGACACATTTTACAGATCGAACAAAATGTCATCTCAAACTGGAAAAGTGGAACAGGATACATGTGGTCGGCTGGAGTGTATCACCTAAGCGGAAACCTAGGTCTTGAGGACAAATACACTTTACAAGTTAGTGGTTTATTACTGGACTAGTCCAGGTTTGTAGACGGTTTTACCATTTTCTTTCATGGCAGTCAAGATGCTCTTACGATTTCCCTCTGACTTATATGAAACGTGTACCCAACCCGAGTCAGGTATACCTGGTGTGTAGAATTCTAATATCAGTTGATCGAAGTCGCAGTTTTCTGATATCCATTTGGCCACGTCATAGTTGCCTGTGCCTGGACATTCAATGTCAACTGCTTCGCCTTTGCAGTGTTGTGATTTAGATGAACCGCCTACTGCTTCATTTAGTGCTGGTCCTCTGTATCCTGAATTTATAACAGTCACGCCAAAGTTCTCTCTGACTTTTTGCACAACGTTGGCAAACAGTTCTTTTGCGTTTGCTAGGTGTTCTTCTCCTGGAGTGTTGTCTAGACCTTTTCTAGTTGCTGTCTGGCTCTTTGTGAATTCTGCTAGTGTGAAGTTTGTGCTTAATCTCATACACTTATTTATCAATAAGTGCGTATATTATATTACCAGCCGCTCTTACTTAAAAGTGCTGATTCACCACCCTTGCTGAATATGAATCTATCTTCCGTGGTTTTTGTGATCTGGTATGGACCGAAGTACTTGGTCATGAACATGCATTCACTCATTGCTGACTCATCTAACCTGAACGCTTTTACTTCGTTCATGATCATGTTGG